GAACTAGAGCTAGTAAGGAGAGCCAATGTAGGTAGTGATGGTAAACTGATGGTAACTGATAAGGAAACAATAGCTGCGAAAGCTGGAGGACTATCCCCTGATATTGCTGATAGCATCATGATGAGAGCCTACTTTGAAGTCAACAAGAAAGATGGTAGGTATTTTATTGGTGGAATAGCTGTCTAGTTCTTTTTAGCTATTGCAGATATTCTAATTGATTGCTTTTCTTGATGCGCTGCCATGACAGCCATCATGCCTCTCAGCTCTTCATAAAAAAACTGAGCTATGAACTCTCCATTCTCATTCAAGATTTGGACCTTTTCCTCATCAATATAGACAGTTGCACTGAGCAAATCATCATCATCATCATCATCAGGACTGATAAAGATACATGGCTTGTATAGACCCATCTTTATGTAGGTGTTGTTCATAGGATGAGAGCTAAAATGATGACTAATATACCACCTTCAACTAGTGCCAAATTCCTCCAACCTTTCTTTCTACTTTTTTCCCTCACCAATCCCTCATTTAATTCCCCATTCAATCCCTCTAATTGTCGTATATATCCCTCATTATATCTATTCTTTTCTACTAATGACTGATTTAACAGACTTAGATTATCATTGTCTGACTGCAGATATTCCATCCTAGTGACTCCCATCACTACTAAGCGTCTCTCAATCCTTAAAGTATCCAGCTTTCTCAAGCTCACTGAGTCTTTTGATAGCTTTTGTGTAGCTGCTATCAATGGCAATGCTATCATAAAGGTAAATAGTGTCAATCTTTTCATGGTAGATTTCTTTGATTTTTACTCTTGTTTTGACAATCGTGTCAATTCTTGCCTCTATTACTTTTTGGATGGAGTCATGTCTGACTGTGACTACTTTTATTTTTTGTCTGTAGTGGATTTGCATGGTCACTGCTATGAGTAACAGCAGTGCAATGCCTATCATGATTATGGCATCAATATACTTTGCCCTCATAGATCTTTTTGTTTTCTACATGAAAGTGCTTACCATCTCTGTGCAATATAGCAAAGCCATGATTCCACTGATTAGCTGGCCTATAGCGAGGTGATAAGTCACATAAGCAACCTACTGACCATGTAGTGATAATCTTTCCATTTAAGTCTTTTTCATTGTGCTCAGATGTCTGATGCCAATGACCACAGATAGCATGACTCTTAGCTCTAAGATATAGACCCCTAGCAATGTTTACCGGTGAGAATACATTCTGACCAAATTCATGACCATGCACTACATTCAGTGTATTGAATTTAGCAAATGTTCTGCCCTCTATCCACTCCACTCCATACTGCTCTAGCCACAATAGTGACTGCAGATTGAATGCCTCTATCTCTACTAGTTCGGGTGCATGTGATGACAAGTATCTCCAATACCTTTCCTCATGATTACCCTCTTTGTAGTACACTTTCTTGAAATAGGGAGTTATCATCTTTAGAAATGACCTCACTGTCTCTAGCTCTTGACTGAATGATCTAGCTTCAGGATCATTCTCCCACCTAGATAGTGTGTGGCAGTCCATGATGTCACCATTTAGATACAGTGTATCACAGCCTTTTTCTATGCCATAGTTTAGAGCAATAGACAAAGCTTCCTCATCGTGGTATGGAAAGTGAATATCTTTAAGCAATAGCACCTTATCACCCTTTATGCTTACCGGCTGTCTCTTGACAATGGCTGATTTTGGCAGTGTGAAGTAGGGTGATTGCGGAATGAACAAGCTCTTGTCCTTAGTATTGTTTTTTTTGTATCCCCCAGCAAGTCCTCTCACTACTCTGACTAATGATCTAGCTGTCTCTATGGTGTCAAAAATCCTACCATGTTCTTTCTTTAGTAGCTTAGCTAAGGTAAGATTTGGCATGTCAGGATACTTGCGACAGTAGTCCTCAGCTATTATTCTATTCTGCTTTTTAGGACTCATTCAATAAGGTGTATGTGAAAACTCCTTTCCCACTATCCCTACATTTTTTGAGTAAAAAATTAAAATCTGATGGATCAGCAATGACCTGGCATCCTGCACTCCACTTATCCACTAGCTTACTCATCAGATTGGCATTGGCTCTATGTATGTTGATTCCAAACATACCTCTGTCAATCACTCCAACAGCTTCAGCTCTCTCATCTCTATTAGCATCTCTGAACACATTGACAGGCAATGTCTGCACGAGTGCATCATATTTGCCTTGATGCTTACCTAATCTCCATGTGTTGCGATATTGCCCCTCACAAAGAACAGCAGTACCTTTTGGATTGAGTAGATTCTTTAGCCAGTGCTTGCCTGGTCTAGTTGTCGCATGGAATGAATAAGCCTTATCTCCATCTATGAGGAAGATATTGTCACAAAAGGTATTGGGTACATAGTCGTTTGTCCTTATACCTACAATATGAAATGTCTCCCACTGATAACCCTTGACAGCAAAGCTATCTTTAAGCCATTGTAGATTACTTATTGTCAGCATTCAGCTTTTGTATTTTTTTATGGTAGTATATGATTGTCATAACTCCTACTACAATAGCCACTAAGCCAGCAATGATCTTGACAATTATTTCAACCTCTTCTAAGTTGGCTACTGATGCCATGCTGATTGATGTCACTGCTCCAATGGTACCAGGTGTGTCGTTACTTGTTACCATTGCCCTCTCTTTTTTTCAAGTCATTCATCATCTTGTTGTAGAAAGATTTCATTTTCATTTCGTACTCTTTCCGTTTATCTACTTGACTGGTAGAAAGTCTCTTATTGACCATCGTAGTGTTGATTGTTTTAAGCCTTGTGAGTAGTTCAGTCCAGTCTGTGTATAGATCTGCGTATATGGTGACTGATCAGGTGATACATTGCTGCTGTATTCTGGAAACAAAGATACATTCTGCCTGATATAATCAAGCATCCTTTGTGTATAGTACCTTGCATTGTCCTTTGCTGCCTCCATCAGCTTGTGCAGTTCACTCTCACTGATGCTATTGGCATTCTCACTATCTCTGCTGACTATATTTCCATTGTCATGCTTATAGACAAGTAAGGGATAGAGCTCAATCATGGTCCACCACACTAGCATCTTTCTTACATATTGGTCTAAGAGTGTCTCATAGTCACCAGTTAAGGTCTGATTTTGTGCATCTGTTTTTAGCTTATTGGTCAAATCAGTACCTAAAAAGTTGACTAGGTACTTATCTTGAGCAAGATATATGCATGGTCTGATGATAGCAGTGTCCACACTGTCATTGATTGCTGTATATTTCTTGATGAATGTCTCATCAATCAAAAGTATTTCCGGTAGTACTGCCATGATTTTAACTGTATTTTAGTGATCCTCTTCCTGGTCTGTTTATTGGTGCTATTCCCTCTATTCCTTTCGGCTTCACATAAGGCACATTCCCCACTCTCTTATCATTGTCTAGCCCTTTGTTAGGTAAAAATCTTCCTTTCTCTTGCTTCCTAAAGTATATCTGACGCTTCCATACATGATGGCAAAATGACCCCCCGACATAGCGGAAGATGTCGTAAGTTGACTGCCCTGCAGGAGCAAACTCACCATTGACTCCAGCATCACTCATTCTTTGTATATCTTCATACTTGAACACTGCTCCTGCCTTGCTCATACCTACCATCTCTATACAGAAATTTCTGCTGTTAGCTGATAGATTCTGACTGTATGCATAGCGGAGCTTGTATAGTCCACTATCACCCCATTGGCTTCTAGCTGACTCATCACCTTTAGCATAACTATCTAGTGATTGGCATTGTAGTACAAACTCTGATTCTGCATCTACATCTGTGACATCTTCCTCACTGAGTAACTCCCATTCATCATTGATGTACTCAGCTTTCTCTTTTAGCTGTTCAATGAAAATCTTACCTTGCTCATCAGTAAAATCCATCTGATCAGCAGAGCAGCACATCAATTCTGCACTATCTTTTTTTTTTATAGAGCTTAGTACTGTGGCAGGATTGATAGGGGTAGATGATAAGTTATCAAATATACTATTGATCTGATCAGGTGAAAGCATTGGGAATGATGCTACAGTGATAGCTTTAGCAGATGGTACTGTTAATACATTGGCTGTAGTCTGTACTATGATCTCAAGCAAAGATGCAATCTGAGCACCATTTAACGCTTGACTAGCTACATCTACAGGAGCTGCTGTAGTTTCTACTGGTCCACTTACTACCCCTGCCTCTTGAGCAATCTCAATAATATCATTTTTCTCAATAGTGACAGTGGAAGGAGTACCATTATATGCCAATATCTCTTCCACTGCAGTCGTTATGATGCGCTGAAATGGCTCAATTACTTGCTTAGTGAATACATATAGAGCAGCCTTTATCTCATCTGTGTTGGAGCCCAATCCATTGCCATCAGTTCTTACTCCCATAAGTAGTGGTGATGTCACTCTGTGCGCAACAATGATCTGTGAGGTAGCCTCTTTGGAGAGGTACTCATATTGCTTATCTGCATCAGTGATAGGAAAGGCTTGTATGTTAGGAGCTTCCTCCTTATTCTTTGTGAAAGTGATAAGAAACTTTCCAGCATTGTGAGTGCCTGATAGATTCCTTTCAATCTCTCTACTAATCATTCTCTGTGCTTCGGGTGATGGCTCACCATTGGCAAAATTTATGTGAAACGATGGGAAAAAACCATTCAAGATATTGTTCACATGGTATTCACTGATATGCCTGGTTAGTTCAATCCAATCCTTACTACTGATGTAGTCTGGTCTAGGATAGTACATTGATCCCACACTATGCAGATGAAAGAAAAGGACTTGTCTAGGTGATGGATCTTCGGGATTGAAAAGAGGTACATATTCCGGCTTGTTCTTTTGCTTTCTGATGTCCATCCAATCTCTACTATACCACACACCACAGACATGATCTTCACTGTCTGATATAGCTAGTCTCACATTCTCATAGGGCAAATGATTGACCTTGACAATGCGAGTATGGTCCATGCTATAGATGACCTCCCAATAAACTCCCCCTTGCAATTTTAAGTCTAAAGCTGTGGAGCCCAAGATACTATCTAGCTCAAGCTTTGCAATCTCCACCTGGCTTGCTGGATTCTCAGACTTGAAACCTTTACCGGCTATCATGAATGAGATACTATTCACTAGACTACCATGAACGGGTGAACTCTGATAGAGGTCTATCAAATAATTTGGCATTGCATTCCCCTCACCCCATTCAACCCATCCCTTTGTGGTCTCTTTCTCTACTTCCTCTACTTTGATGTATTTAGCAAAAGCTAAATTAGTCAGATTATTGTCCATTGTATATGTAGTCTGATGGTGTTGTAAAGCTCGGTGTCTGATAGTAGGTCACTCCCCAAGTTGCCTCCATGAAACCTTCATCTATCAGACCCAAAGATAGTGATGGATCTAAGTTAGTTCCACTATTTTGTGCATAAATACTGTATGCATATCTGCCTGGCTCAGTCAATAAGATACCGTTGTTTAAGGGATCATTGACATTGGTGTCAAATTGTAAATGAGTAACTCTGTTGTTCTCACTTAGTACTGTTGGAATGAAAAAATACTCCTTACCAGTGTTCTCATGTACGAGCTTCACTAGGTAGTGAGTATAAGTAGCAGCCAAGATCAGCTCCCCCTCTTTTAGAGAGAGGTAAGCTGTCTGTGCGGCTGTATT